ACCCCCCCCCCCAGCCCGCCCCCCCCCCCCCCCCCTCCGCCGTCACCGCCCCCCGCCGTGACGCCGGGCCGGCCCTGCTCCCGGCCACCCTGCCCAGCATCGCCCCCGCCCCCGCCCCCGCCTCGTCGGCCAGCCTCGCCCTGAGGTACCTCGTAAGCTCACTGTGAGCCCCTCTTACGGCCTAGACCCCTAGCCCCGGTACCTGCACCTAGGTATCGGGGCGTTAGTCCGTCTACGGCCCTCTCGCAGCCTCTCACCGCCACACCCCACCCCCATGAGGCCGTGTAAGCCTCGCTGACGGCCTGAAGGTCCCCTCCCGGTATGGAGGCCCCGCCCCACCCTAAAAGTCCGTCAGATAGGCTCCTGGACCCCTTCACGGGCACGTAAAGGCCCTCCCGCAGTGAGCGGGAGGGCCTCTGACCAGGGGGAGGCATCAGCAGGACGAGACGCCCTCCTCGCTGACCCACCCGCCGCGGCCGGGGACGCGGCCGGGCATCTCGACCGGCTTTCCGTCATCGAGGCCGTCGTGGGCGGGGACGAGGGCGTGACCGCCCCGCGTCGGCATGATCCCGCTGCCGCCCTCCCGCATGCAGCGGGGCGACTTCGGCGAGTGCTTGCAGATCGGGGAGTCCCAGCCCTTGCCGTACGAGGGCTCCAGCTTCTCCATCTCGTGGATCTCGGCCTGCGTGTGGTGAGGCCTCGGGTGGTGCCGGTACTGGCCGTGCTCAAAGGCGGCGAGCGCTCCGATGAGCGTGGCGATGACGAGGGCGGCGGTGGCGACGATGGCGGTGATGTAGGCGGTGCGGGTGGGGCGGTTCGTGCTCATGGCTTAAGTGTATGCACACATACACCCCCGCATCAAGTCTCTGCGGGGGCATATCTGGTGGCGTGTGTCACTAAGCCTGAGAGAGGATCGCTCCGACGGCCATGACGGCGTGGCCGATGGTCGGGAGCTGGACGGTCTCCTCGCCGTAGGAGAAGGAGACTCCCCCGTCCATCGGGGCGATCACGGCGCTCTCACCGTCCGGGAGCCAGATCACGTACACGAGTCCGACCCTCCGCACGCGGCACCGCACGTCGAATGCCGTGACCCGGTCCTTGACGGAGGCCA